GCCCTTTAGATGTAGTAATGGGTTTTTTTGGCGGAACGCTTGCTTTGATTAGCAGAGCTAGTTACTTTTTTAGCAGCCATGATAATCAGGCATCCACGCGACGCACGCGGCCAGTCTTGTTGGCAACGTTGGAAGAGGGTACACGATCAGCCTTACGCACAGCCAGGATGGCAGTTTTAGCAGCACCCACAGTAGCGTTCAGAGCCACGGTGGTGGCTTTATCAGCAAAGGTAGCACTAATAGTGGTCGTGGTGGTAGTGCCGTTGCTTACATTTTTAGTAGTATGAGCCCGGTTCTTCAGTTCGTCCTCATCTTGACGACCAGGGGCGTTAGAAATGGAACCGAAAGCGGAACCACCAGCAGGAAGAGTAGACATTTGGTTTTACCTAAAAAAGTTTATGTTAAGGTTAGGTAGTAGTCCAGGCAAGGACTTTGGAGAAATTTGAATGGTCAAAAGATTCTTGACCAATCCACCAAGAGAGCCAATGTGAACTACCCTTGGATTGATTACAGGCCCAACAAGCAGGAACCACGTTATTTGTGGTGTCATGACCGCCTTTCATCTTTGGATGGACGTGATCCAACGTCAGATGATCGGAGTCTTGACCACAATAGGCACACCGGTTATCCCAGTGTTCCTTAATGGCCTGTCTCCACATGCGCTTAGCTTCACTGCTTGTCATGGCCTTAAGGAGAAAAAGGTACTCAGAAGGATCTTTGAGAGGCATTGTGCCTGCTGCGGTGGTTTACTTCTTTTTCTTAGGGAACCCAGCCTTCATGTTGGCGTAGGCTTTTGGGGTAATGGTAGACTTTTTCTTGGAACGTGAAGTGCCAGCTGCTTTACGCTTGTTGATGTTGGCGTAAAGACCCGGAGGTTTAGCGTTACCTTTGTTCATTTCTTTGTGGATTTACCATTGTGACCATTTCTGGCGCGGTTCCGACTAGCACTTTCAAGAACCATGGTCCCCTTTTTGGTATGGGAAAGATCGGGGCCTCCCTTTCCCGCTAAGCCACGCCGCCGCCGTTCGGTCCACCGCTCTTCAGAGGCGTTTTTAACAGCTGGCTTTTTATTCAGTTTGCGTTGGTAAGCCGCCTTTTTAGCAGCAGCCTTTGGATTGGCTGCGTAGTATTTAGCGGATTTGCTTTTCGCCTGGGCCATCTTTGAAATAAACGAAGTTCTCCAAGCGTTCGATGCGTTGATTGCTGAGTCCAACCTGTGTAACGAGTACATCAACAGACTTAGCAATGTTATGAAGGGTCAATAGGTGCCAACCGAACAGTCCTAGAACTGCTGCGGCAATCATATTCCTTACTGCTTCATTATCGGATGACACGCTCAACCTCCTCTAAATCTAGCTCAGGCAAACTTGCAAATAGTTCAGAAAGAGGAGATCCAGATACGGGAAGCCCCGTAACATTGTTCTTAGCAAGCCAATCGCAGGCCGCACGAATATCTTGAGTTGTTGCTTCTCCGCTTTGAATGCGGAGGATCAGTTCCTTTGTAACAAGGCCGTGAAGCTCGTTAAACTGATCTTCAGTGGCTCTTGTCATGGTTAGGGGCTAGTATCGACCATCAGGCCATCGTAGATGGGGTAGTCCGAGGTCAGAACCACCACCGTTTTAACCCAGCCAATGCTGGTAAATGTCCAGGTAGCGCCATTAGCGGTAAAGGTTTGGCCAAGTGTAGGCGCAGGGCTGGTAGGGAAGACAGGAAATACGGGATGAGACATCAGTCGTGGTCCTTCATAAGTTTGATAAGTTTCTGTGGGTAGATTGGATCAGTAGCATACCCCTCACGCTTAAGAAGGTAGGCGCAATCTTCCCGATTGGCAGCACGGTTGACACCTTTATAACTTTTGTAATCTTTGTACCATTGGTTGACAAGATGATTAACGCAGTCATAAGGCGTGGCAAAGTCCTTAAACGTGGCCTGGATGGTCACAGGACCGTTGCCATAGTCCTCCCAGGTGGTCTTAACCGTACCAGGAGTCCCTTTGATGCCAAAGAAGTTGTTCTTTCCAGAGATAGCAGTACCATATGCGGACTCAAGTGCCCACTGAGCAGCCACTACCTCGGGAAATTTAGCCCCAGCTGCCGCTGCCGCCGCTTCAATACCATCCCAGGTATTATCAAAGGCTTTATTAGGTGCGGACGGTGGAGAAATGCGCCACAATTGGACCCAAGACGCGCTATCGTCAGCCAGTTTATTGGAATCCAGCAGTTTTTGCAGTTCAGCAAGCGCCTTATCCTGATTAGGCAGGCCTTTGTAGTATTTAATTACGTCTCGGATCTGGATACTCATTTGATAGAGTCCTTGATGCGCTTGATTTTATCGTCCTCAGAACGAAGAGGACGCAGCAGATCTACTACTTTGAGGAAGACCTGGACAACGCTATTCGATTTGAACTTGCTAACACCGATCAGTTCGGAAGCAAGAAATAGTGCGAAGAAAACAGCTGCCTCGTAGGTCAGCTTAAGTCCAAAGATGGTAATCATGATAGGTTAGCGGCCTTGGCCGCGAGTCTTTTTACGTCCGTGGTTAGGAAGGGACCTCGTTCCCTGCCCCTGTCTAGATTTTTTCGGGGGACCGGGAACGAAGGATACCTTATTTAATGCGCCTTTTGGTTTGGCCATTTATCACAAGCCCAATAATCCTTTCAATTCTTCAATAGACAACCCAGCGTTAGCAAGCTTTTCAGCAGGCGTCAGCTCGGGGACGGGCTCGGGCTCGGGGCGGGATTCGATCTCCGCGATTTCTTCGGCGGTCAGTTCGACGATCTGCTGCTCGCCGGTTTGTACGTCAACAACGATGCGGTGCATGGTTCAGCCCTCCCAGAGCAGGTTGATGGTGCCGGCGTCGAACGTGTCGGTGCCGTTCACGGTGGTGATACGAACGCGATCTAGGGTGCCGCCTAGTGATGCTGCTGATATTGATCCAGCGCCAATCATTAATGTTGTAGCATCACTTCTGGCTGCTGTAGCTGAAAAAATCCAATTATTGCCCGTGATATTGCACAACATTGCAGTTCCATGTCTAACTGCAGCGGAGGCCATTGAGGTGTCCTCAAAGCTAAACCCGGTTGATAAATTATTTGGACCGACGGCAGACCCCATGTCATCAGCAGATCCAAGATATGTTCCTGCAGTAGAAATGAAACCTGATGCAGTGCCTAATCTTATAAGTATTTGTGAAGTGCCAGTGGTGGAAACACCCTGAAACATCACCGTAATCCGCTTCACCCAGCTTGGGATGCTCGTGAAGTCAATCGACGTGCCACTGGTCGAAGCAACGGACGTGCCAGACTTAATCGTGCCTTGAATTGTGGTGCCGGTAATCGTGGTGCTGCTAAGCGTGGCAATCGTGGCGCTACCGTCAGTCGCCAGCACGATGTTGTTGCTGCCGGAGCTGGGGTTCTTGAGGTTGGTGGTGGATAGCGTGCTCATGGGGTCACCTCCAGGGCGGCGAGCTGGTCAGCGGTGGGTTCTGGAAGCGTGGGATGGTTCCAGGCTTTGATGTAATCACCCCGACCATCGGAGTCGTTTTGGAGCGTGATCACCTTGAGGAAGTCCTCAGGCTGCAGCTCGGGATAGATGGCGATGATTTGTTCGTAGAGAGTCATGGTCATGCGGGGCGAGCCAAGAAACCGGAAAAATAAGTGCGGTCATAAAATCCGTTGCTAGATGTATTTGTAAAGCCATACAGCTCAACGTAATCAGTTGAGCCGTTTAAGTAAAGAAGACCGCTTAACGCACCAGCATTTCCGCTAGTTGTAGAGTTGTGGTATTGGGCAAGAAGCAAAGAGCTGCCATTCTTGTAGATTGCAAGTTGATACGAGCCTATAACGTTGTTTATCTGAAGCGACGCATTTAATTGATAGTAGCCAGCTACATTTGGAGTAAATCTATAGTTTGTTGATGAATCAAAACACGATGCAGTGTCAAAATCTTCGCTATCAAGTTGAGCCTTTGTCCATGTAGATGCGCTAATGCTTTGCGTTGTGCTACGTTTCGCGGAAAACGCCGGACCAGCGGCACTGAACCGATCAACCCAACTCAACGCCCCCGAGCCATTGGTGCTGAGCACCTGCCCGCTGGACCCATTACCAGTCGGAAGCACCAGCGTGTTCGAGCCAGCCACCGCCGGAGCGTCGATCTCGGTGTAACCCGATGTGCTGCCGTTGAGACGTAAGGTCATTGGTTCACCTCCAGGGCGGTCTTGATTTCGTCAGGGGTAGACGCGCCTTTGATCACGTCTTGGATTAGGGCGTACTTATCGCGGATCTCTTGGCGGGCTTCTTCTGCTGCAACAGCGTCAGCACCAGGGATCTGTTTCATGATCACCTCGTCGTAGGGCTTGAACTCCTCAGCGCGTTGTTGGCGGCGAAGGTCGTGGCCAATGGCCTTGGCCTTGTCCATGTTCACAA